TTTGCTAAAAACCCTTTTTATGAACCCTTATAAAGTTTCTTATAAAAATTTAAAAGAGGAACCTGTTAAAACTACACCTGAGAATGTGAGGGAAGCAAATGAAGCATTATTTCATGCTAAAATGACACTTCCAGCTGCTGCCAAGCATTGTGGTATGTCTAAAAAAGAAATGAAATTGACATTTTACGAATATCTTAAATACCACCCTAAAACTTATATTGGGGAATAATTGTTTACCCCTAATATATAATAAAAGAAGATTCTTATGGGATATAGAATCGGTAGCACTTATTGTTGGTATGAACTTGATAATGAAGACGTTATTGTTAAAATGTATTTTATAAATAATGTTCCTTTTACTTTTGATGAACTTTCACCTATAGTTTCTGAAGATCCAGAAGTTATAACTATAGCTAATGAAAATAATAAATTTTCACCAGAAGATTTATATAGAACTTCATTTTATCTAATTGATGAGCAAGTACATCCATTTTTATTTCCAGTAGATTTAGAAAACCCAGAGGAATTACCAGATGATTGAAGAATTTTGTAAATACTTTGAAGGTTATTTTAACAATCAAGCACAAGCATTTGCAAATCCTAGTCAATTTGCTTTAATAGAAATAGAACATCATCAGATTTCTAATAATAAATTTACAGTATCTCAAAAATACAATACAGATCCAAATCCATATCGTAAAACAATTATTGAAGTAATTGAAGAAGAGAATTATCTTCTTCTTAAAAATTATAAGGATAGTGAAGAATTGACGCATCTCCCTGGATGTGATATTATTATGGAATACAGAGAAGGTAAGTTTTTTGGAAAAAATTCCTGCAAAGACTGTATTGTTCCTTGGGGAATTAAGACTACATACTTAATGACTGAAAGTATTCTTAGTGAAAATCTTTATCAAGTCATTGATAAGGGATTTGATGTTGAGAATGATGAACAAATCTGGGGATCCTTTAATGGACCTTTCAGATTTGATAAAATTAAATCTTTTAAAGAGGAATAATTCTCTTTTTTGCCTTTGTAGCTCAGTGGTAGAGCAGGGCTTTTGTAAAGCTCAGGTCGCAAGTTCAAGTCTTGTCGGGGGCTCTTGACGAAACTCAAATTTCGTCATATACTTTACAAGTCCGTGTGAAGTGAAGTGCTGGGAGAGAAATCTCCCACATTGCGGAGTTAGTTCAGTGGTAGAACGCTATCCTTCCAAGTTAGATGTCGTCGGTTCGAATCCGATACTCCGCTTCTTAACCAAACCTTAGTTGACTTAAGATCTAAAGTACTCTATAATACTGTCCAATCTTAAGGTTTGCTTAAGACTCCTAAATAACGAAGATTTGCCTTGTTGTAAATCTTTACATTGTCGTTTAGTACACAAAAACATTTTTATGAAACTCAAACAACTGATGCTTGCACCTGTTGCTCTGGGAATGGTTGCTCCTGTTGCTGCGAATGCCGCAGACCTTAATATGGCAGCAGTCAACCAATATTCCACTTCGGAACAAGTCACAAGCATTACTCAACTGTCTGATGTCCAACCCTCGGATTGGGCGTATCAGGCCCTCAGCAACCTTGTGGATCGTTATGGTTGCGTGGCAGGATATCCTAACGGAACCTTTGGTGGTGGTAAGGCAATGACCCGTTATGAGGCAGCAGCACTTCTGAATGCTTGCTTGGATCGTGTAACCGAAGTGACTGATGAACTTCAACGTCTTTCAAAAGAGTTTTCTGAAGAACTTCTAGTTATTCGTGGTCGTGTTGATAAACTAGAAGCACAAGTTGGTCAACTTCAAGCAACTCAGTTCTCCACTACATCTAAACTTCGTGGTGAAGCAACCTTCGTTCTTGGTGGTGTAGAAGGTGCTCGTCTTGCTAACGGAACTAACGTTGGTAACACCGCTTTCAACTATGATGTTCGTCTGAACTTTGATACTTCTTTCACTGGTAAGGATTTGCTGAAGACTCGTCTGCGTTCTGGTAATTTCTCCAGTCAACCCTTTGGTTCTTCCTCGTCTCTGTTCAAACTGGATAAGGCAGAAAGCACTTCCAATCAAGTGCAACTTGACCGTCTGTACTACCAGTTCCCTGCTCTCACTAAAGGTCTTAATCTGACTGCTGGTGCTTTGGTTCGTAACACTGAGATGTCATGGATTCCTACTGCATATAAGTCTGACATTCTCGACTTCTTTGCTGTTGCTGGTGCTCCTGGTGTCTATAACAAGGCAACTGGTTCTGGTTTCGGTGCTCAATGGGCACAACCTACTAAGAAAGGTAAGGGTGGTTTCGTTGCTGGTGTCAACTATGTGGCACAGAACGGTTCTGATTCCACCAAAGGTGAATTTGATGCTGCTGGTGCTCTGAATACTCTGGCACAGATCGGTTATCGTGCTCCTCAGTACGGTATTGCATTCGGTTATCGTAATGGTACTGAAGGAACTCGTATTCGTACCTTTAATGGTGTTGCTGGTAATGGTGGTACTCTTGCTGCTAATCAAACCTCCAACGGTTATGCTCTGAATGCTTACTGGCAACCCAAGAAGTCTGGTATCATTCCTTCTGTGAGTGGTGCTTATGGGTGGAACACTGTAGAAGGTCCTGCTACTCCCAAGGCTGCTACTAAGTCCGAGACTTGGTTTGCTGGTCTTCAATGGGCAGATGTATTTGCCAAGGGTAATGCTGCTGGTTTCGCTATCGGTGCCCCTGGTAATGCTGCTTCCCTCACTAAGGATGCTCTGATGTGGGAAACCTTCTATCGTTATCGTGTGAGTGACAACATTAGTATCACTCCTGCTGTGTTCTATGTGTCCAACAACCAAGGTCTGAAGAATGCTTCTTCTAACTACGGCGGTGTGATTCAGACAACCTTCCGTTTCTGATAAATGATGAAAAAACTCTTCAAGCATTGGAAAAATAGACCAAGAACCCGTCAAGGGTGGATTGATTTGTATGTTTCATACTTGAAGAGGATACCAGAGAGGCAATACTTTCCAATCTTTGTATTGCTCTCTCTGTATTTCGTAGTTCCATATAGTGAGTTTGTAGTCACTGCACTCATACCACTATACTTTATCTTTGAGAAACAAGTTCGTTGGTTTTTCAGTAAAATTCCACTACCAGACTATATAAGAATAGGTGGGTCTGTCATATTCTTTTTGGTTATGATTGATGATTACTTATTCTATTTTGCTCTTATGGCACTCGTTGCTTGGAGTGCTAAGCAAGTAAAAAAAACAAAAAAGGAGGAGGTTGACAAACAATCCTCTTTCTAGTATGATAGGTAACGAGTTAGGAGGTTTATGTCTCTTATTTCCCAACGTGATAGAGAAGTTGCTATTGAAGCACTTGAGCACTATAAGACTACAATTCCTTTGACTATTAGTATTGGGGAACTTCCCTCAGATACTATTATTAAACAAGATGAACAAAAGATGATGGAAGTAAATGCTCTTCTAAATTGGATTAAACTGGAATATTTTAAGAATGAAAATTAATCTTTGGTATTGCAATGATATGAAACAGTGGCGTTGGACATTAACTGATGATCATCGTCCGATTGTAAAACAGGAATCAGGTCAAAGAGAAAATCTTCGAGATGCTATGAATGATGTGGCAAATACAGTCGAATATCTTATGAGTCAGTCTTGACTTTTTATGGGCGATTGGCGCAGCGGTAGCGCAGCTGCTTTACACGCAGACGGTCATTGGTTCGAATCCGATATTGCCCATTATAAATATTCAAAAAAGATTGAAGAAGTATAACTGATTATAACAATGGAAAATTTAAGAATCAGATGTCGATCCTGTGGTAAGGAGTTAGAGGGACATCCTACGAAAACTATAACTTGTGGTTGTCCAAATATGGCAACAATTCGTGGAGGAGTTATTTCAGCTGTTGACTTATCCTCTGTTGTTATGCTAAACTCTGTAAATAATAAATCAAAGTCTGGTGTTCTCACTAACGAAGATCTTGCTTTTCAAGAGGCAAGAAGACAACGTAAGGTAAGACGTTTAGATTTTGAAGTCCGCTGAGGACTTTTATCGGAAGATTGGCCGAGTGGTTGATGGCGATAGTCTTGAAAACTATTAACGTTAGTAGCGTTCCAGGGTTCGAATCCCTGATCTTCCTTGTTACAAATATTACAAATTTTTAGATTTTCTTAATCTATATTTTTGTATCAACACAAACTTGACAAAGTAAAAGTACTCACTAGCATAACTAGTAGTATTCAACCTAAACCCTATGGATCAGCACACCTACGATAATTGGGTGAAGATCAAGGAGACCTTCGAGCAGTCTGGTAATACGGACAATATGTTCTATAAGAGAGCAGTTGAAATAGTCAAAACTGGAAGAGATCCTTTGGCAAAGTTTTTTGGTGATGAAAAATGATGGAACCTTTTGATGATGATTATGTAACTCGCACAGAAGTTCAGGAGATGATCGATGCTGCTATACGAAGACACAACCGTAATGCTTCTATCATTAGTATGTGCGTCGGTTGGGTGGTTCTTTCTCTATTTGCTGAGGGACTTTTAAGGTTGATTGGAGTTATTCCACCATTACTTCCATTTCTTAAAATTACTTTAAACTAATGAGGACAATTACCGAAAAAGATTTACAAGAACTTCAACAAAGAGTTTTACAACAAAAGATAGATGAATTGTTTGAAGAAACTTCAACTTATGAGGACGAAGAC